TAAGATTCCCCGCATTTGCCCTGCCACGTGTCATAATCTGCGTGGTTGAAATAAAGTAGTGGTCCCCACCACTAATATTAAATAAAAGAAAAATGATGTTGACTGGTCAAAAGTTGCGGCTGCTTTATTAAAGTAGCTTTATTAAAGTAACTTTATGACGTCAGCCACGTGATCTTGTCGGGAGATTTAAATTTAAATTATTGTACGGACGTTGCTTGCTGGGCAAGGAAAGTAAAATAAACCGGTCCGGTTTTATTTAAATAATTTAATATTGTCGATGATGGTTTGTTTGCCGGACTGGTTATTTTTGCTCCTAATATTGAGTATTTTAGTACAAGCAGCCGTTGGATTTTATGGTTCCTTTCAGGGTGAGAGATTTTCCTCGAAATTATCCGGCATTTCTAGCCGCTGCGACGAGCTGTTTGTTGCGTTACAACAAGTGGTTTATTCTAGGAACGCTTCCAGAGGTAACAGGAACCCTTACTGTAGAAGAGCAGGAGAACTTTATACAGTTCCAGAAGCAGGTGAGGAAAATCCTCAGGTCTAATTGGTCCTTTGTTAGAAAGTGTAGGGTATACGAAATCGTGTATACGAAGTATGGCGGCCCAGAACCTGAAGAGAAAGTCCCAGAGTGGGACCCCGTGGATGCGGAGGAAGAAGACGAAGTCTGGGAAGTCCCAGTGGAAGAAGTATCCGGTGAAAAGGCCTGTGAATCGAAGCAGGGCTGTTAAGCTGAAGATGTATGACGATACGTTTGGAGGATCTGGCATCGGTTCTACCGTCAGTAATGACGGTATGATAACGATGCTCAACAATTACGTACAGGGTATTGGAGATAGCCAGAGGTCGACGAATGTGACCGTTACGAAACGTCTGAAGTTCGATATGGCGTTGATGGCCAGTTCAGGTTTCTGGTCCGCACCAAACTACATGGCGCAATATCATTGGGTTATTGTAGATCGAGATGTCGGTAGCACGTTTCCTGATAAGTTGGATACAATATTTGATATTCCTAGTCAAGGGCAGGGGATGCCCTCCACGTATAGGATCCGGAGGGATATGAACGAGAGGTTCATAGTGAAGAGGAAGTGGACTACACACATGATGTCTACGGGTACAGATTACGGCGGTAAGCAGACGTATAAGGCGCCTTCAATGCCGAATTACAAGAAGGCAATGAACATCAATATACGGAATATCAATGTGAAGACGATGTGGAAGGACACCGGAGGTGGGAAGTATGAAGACGTTAAGGAGAACGCGATATTGTATGTTGTCGTCAACGATAACACTGATAATACGAATATGTACGCAACACTGTTTGGCAACTGTAGGATGTATTTTTACTGAATAATGTAAATTAACACAATGATGTTGTTGTATTCAAAAATGAGACTTGGCGAATTTGTTTGGGGGAGATAATAAATGTGATATTCATAATATCAAGTACTTTTGCATTACAAACACGAAAACGAAAAAAAGTAAAAACTGAAACCCCTAAAAAAAGTTACCGGACCTAATAATCTTGTTGCATCACCTCGTGTTTAGATAGGGCGAGCCCGTTAGGGCGAGCAAAGAGATTCGTCGGAGACGAATCGTAAAGGCGAAGCCTTTACCCATCGGCTTGCCGATGGAACCAAACTTCTGTAGAGGAGAGATAGTACACCTCGCAGTTCGCATAGAACCAGTCTCTCATTGCGTCGCTCATGCATTGAATCCAGTCCATGTCTGGATTTGTTATTGCGATGCAAGGTCTCCCTCCTGGAATTTTAACGTTTGGTTTGTGTTTAATCCAAACTGTATACTCTTCATTACAACCAATTAGGGATTTAAATAATTCAGTTTGGATTTTTTGATATCTTATATCATCTATTACATGATAAGTAGTATGGTTTACATCGTAGTTCGTCCAGTCAAGGACCTGGCCAGACATGTAGTGATGTCTGCCTAGAGATCTTGCCCATTGGGTTTTTCCTGTTCTTGAAGGTCCGCAGATGTACAGACTTCTTGGACGGACTGGTCTGTTGTCTGGCTCCTGGGGGTTAAAATAGTATCATTAATATCTTCGTTGCATAATAGGTTCTGTTCTGTTAACCATAACTCATAGTGTTCTATGATGTCGTAGTCGTTATCCGTCAGAACAGAACCCTTGCAGTTATTACATAAATCGTAATTAAAGGTTGATTCACTCACGAAATATATATTATCTTCCGCCCACTGTTTGACGATATCAGGTAACCCGTTGAATTCTGTCCATCTGGGCGTATAAGGAGGCACAATCTCCCTGTAGTGATAGTTGGCGAAGGAAAGAATGGATGGCCATCTGAGGACGTAGTCTGTTGGGCATGATTCTCGGACGTTGTTGAGGAACTCGTCCTTGGTGTTGGATGCGTCGAGAATTCTTCTCCATTCGTCATTTGATCTACCAACGCTGTTCGGAGATCTCCCAGAGGATCGTAACTCACCCATCGTTCTGGGGTTTGTATCCTCCTTTGTGATGTAGTCCATTGCTCGCTTTGGGGCGTTGAGTCCGTCGATCCTTGGGTGTAACTCCTTCCCATTTGGGAGGAGAATATTGAAAAACAGGTTCCCATTAACCTGTAATTTTTTATTGCATTGGAAGATGCAGTGTGTGTGGAATCCGCCCTCTGGATGTTCTTCAGTAGGGCTGTGGTGTTCTAGGGAAACAGCAAGGAATAATATTTCGTATGGTAGTAGAAGTGTGTGTAATTTTTCGAATATATAGTCTTTGAAATCTCCACCTATTTGTGAATAGGTGAGGAAAGCATTTTTCTTTTGAAAACGGTAGTAGGCTGTGTATGAGGAAGCAGGTCTGTTTCTGTTTGGGACACGTGGCATTTTGAAGGAGTAAGAGTAAGTAAGGAATAGTTGGTTACTCTTCTGGGTAGGGGGTCTGAAAAAAATTCTCATATATAGAGTAAGAGTATACAGTAGTATGTGTGGCAAATGCGGA